AGCCCGACGACACATCCGCCGTGGGGCGCAGATAGTAGACGCCGACCGTGCTGAGAAAGTCGTTGTTCTCGGAACCGGAGCCATCCCAGAACACAACGTCCTTCATGGATAGCGCGCCGTTTACGGTGATAGCGCCAGCTACCACACCAATGGCGACCTGTGCATAAGCCGCTGCGCCCGTGTTCACGCCGGTCAGCGCCAGAACCTCGACGCCCTCGACCTTGATGGTCACAGTGCCAACGGTAGTGCTGTGAACCACTTTCGTCTCGACATGCCGCCACGACTGGGCGGTCAGCACCGGGCCAGTGGTTTCCCCGATAAGCGTCCCAGAGTCCGTGAGGTACACCACATCCCGGTAGACCTGAAGCGAGCCGGTAGTGGACACCCGGATGCCGAGAACAAAGTTGTTGCTCACATCGCGGAACTGGTGAATCCACGGCCTTGTCGCACTGGTGGCGGGAATGGCGTTTAACCACAGTCGGGTTGCAATTCCAGCCGTGGTCTGCACACCGCCAGCATAGACATACCGTGCATGACCGGAACCAAACGTCAGCACGTTACCGGTGATGTTCGGATCGGGATCTTCCGCAAGAGTGACGGTGCCACTCAACTGCGCCCACACGCCCGCAAGCATGTTGGAAGTCGTGGTGCCGTAAAGTCCGGTATCACCGCTTGGAATGTCAGCCCAGATCAATGCCATGTCAGCCTCCGAAAGCCTGTTGATAGGCGATGGCCTCGCGGATGATTTCCGCAATGTCAGGGCGCGAAATCATCTGCAAGTTGCCAGCCACCTGATAGACATCGCCAAACTGGTCCACCAGGATAATCCCGTTGTTCACTTTTACGCCCGTCCCCGGCCATGCGCCTTGCTCGTACAGAATGCCCTGCATACGGATCATCGGCGCGTCGATGTTGCCGGTGGTGATCCACGGTTCGCTGGACGACTGACCCAACAGCCAGAAGCGGTCACTGAGTGACACAATCTGGTTGATTGGATCAGGGCTGCGTTCCGCTGTGGCAAAGTTCAGCGGGTCTACAAACGTCTCGCCGGGGTCGATCCAGTAAAACCGCCCGTTCACATCGTTGCCCTGCACCGGGGCGACGAGAATGTACGAGTTGAAATGAGCAACCGAGATGGCCCCAACGTCATCAGGCATACCAACCTGCCGAAGCTGGTCAGTGCCACCGCCCGACAGTGTCGCTGCACCCCATGCAATGTTGGCACCCGTCTCGGTAGTCGAGATAGAATTTCCTGCCGTGCCGGGGGTCCGCGCCACAACATAAATGGTGTCGCCGGTCTGCACGTTGGATGCGACCGTGGGGTGAACCGTCAACGCCGTGGAATAAGTCGTTCCCGCGCCACCGCCAGCATTGATGGCGTAGTAGAGGTTATTGAGGCTTGCGGACACCGTGCCGCCCAGCAGAACGCGCCACGGATTGGCAAGCGTTCCAGCGGGCGCAGAGGCGTCTACAGAGGCGTTGGTCCACAGGTAGTACACACCACCGATCTCAACCGTGTCGTTGTTTGCAACCGCCGTGCCCGTCAGGGTTCCGACTGCCGATCCGTTCTCGGTGTAGACCCACAACACGCCGCCATCGGCAATAAACAGGTAGGACGGCGTCTCGCCAATCGCGCCGGTTGCGGCCATGCTGACGCCGCCAAGAACGTCGTTGGAAATTGTCCCTACCAGAGTAGCCGCGCCGTACTTGTCCATCCGGTACAGGTCCAGACCAGAGACAATAAACGCATCGTCGTCAAACGTGCCGGGTTCCGAGAACACGAACCGGATATGACCGGTCCCAACCTCGGCAATTTTCCGCATCCCCGGACGCGCAATCAGCGCCGGGAAGTCCTCGCTCTGGTTGAGGACGGGGTTTTGCTCAAAGAAACGGTTGTGCAGGTCAATCGACGCCTCGATGGCAACATTGCGGCGGTAGTTACTGCGGCCTACAGGAATGTTTACCACGGGCCACCATTCCACATGCCCCAGCCCTGATTGAACGCATTGGTGCTGCCGTAGCGCCAGGTATACCACTGGTCGTAACCCTGGATCGAAGTCCATGTCAGCGACGGGTCAGCCATTAGCGGCGCGTTCTGGATGTAGCGGGAAACGAACTTCTTGCGGACCTCGTTGAAGTACGCCTGCGTTGTCGTCGCCAGTTCCACACCAGAGCGAGGCGCAAGACGCAGCGCCAGCATCATGGCAAAGAACTGGTCGAATTCTAGCGGATAAGGGTTGGTGTCCGTCTCAACCAGTGGGTTGAGCAGCACCCAATTCCCCGTGTCAGCGCGGAACAGCCAAGTCTTGTTGATGCTGTTGGTGCTGAGTGTCAGCGTGGCCGCACCTTCGATGGTCATGCCATTGCCATCCAGCACCAGCGGATAGGTCGCCAGCCTTGCATGGGGATCAATCACGGCAATCTGGGCACCATCGGACGGACGCACCGGCAGGTAGACGGTCAGGGCTTCTTCATTGACGGCAACCAACCGGGCGTTCTGCGGCGGATTCTGTAGCTGCTGCGTTGTAGCCCACAGAAGGTCACTGGACTCGCGCCCAAAGTTGCCCAGCGGCCAGTTGAACAGCGCCTCACCGGCAGTGGTGCCGATGGTGAAATTGTAAATCTGGTTGAGCAGGCGCACGCCCTCTGCCGTCTGCGCCGTGTTGGCAGAAGTGCCAAGCGCAATCAGGTTGAGTTCGCGCCATCCGTCGTCAATGACATCCTGAAGCGTGGACACTTAGATTTTCCTCGGACGGCCTCTGGGTTTCGGGGCGTGCGGGGCCGGTTCTGCGGCCTTGACTTCAATCGCTTCGGCTTTGGGCGCTTCATGGGCTACCTTCGACGGATGATCTTCCCAGCCAGCAGGAACCTCATCCCGTGACTGGAAGATTGCCGCCGCGCTGTTCGGGCCGTAAAACCAACCGGGCCAATGGGGTTTTTCTTTCTTTGCCATTACGAAGTCCGCTCACTGGTGTTTGGCGACGTTGCGCTGTTGATGGTGATCTGTGCGGCGGTCGTGGTGCCGTCCAGTTTGGTGACCGTGATGGTCGTACCAAAAATGCTGAAATTGTAGAGGCGCTGGAGAACCAGATACATTGCCTGCGCCAGCGTCGGCTCGGCGCCCACCACAGAGTAACTTTCCGTCATGGTCGTAGTCAGCAGACCCGTGGTGATTTCCGTCACAGCACTAGCGTCCAAAGCCGACGAGGTAATGGTGTTTGCGGCCATCGCGCCAACACTGGCGTCCATCCGTCCACCGACAAGAGCGGCGGGAAGCCTGTTCTGAATGTCAGTGGTTGCAGTTGCCAACGCCAGACCGGACTGGATTTCGGTGATGGCGGAAGCGGCCAGCGAGGACGAGGTAATGCCGTCCAGCGCCACGGAGCCAACAGAGCCAGTCACGTTGCCGCCCACGTTGCCGACAACGCTTGCCACGGTGCCAACCACGTTACCGCCGACATTGCCAGTCACCGACCCAACCGCACCAGTGACAGAGCCTACAGCGCCGACCACAGAGCCGACAGAACCAGAGACGTTTCCGCCCACGTTGCCAGTGACAGAGCCTACAGCGCCCACTACGCTGGCAACCGAGCCGACGACATTGCCGCCTACGTTGCCGGTCACAGAGCCTACAGCGCCAACCACAGAGCCGACTGTGCCATCTACGTTGCCGGATACGGTCGTGATGGTGCCTGCCGTAATGTTGGTGGTCGATGCCAGGGTAGCGTTCGGAAAGGTCACCGTGCCAGACGCAGATGCGGCGTCGTTGTCGATGTTCTTCACGTTCACATCGGGAATGCCCGCCGTCGCAGGCGTGGCAACCGCCGTGCCGTTCCAGTAGGTAACGTTGACCTGAATGTCACCCGCCTCCTGCGGATACATGACAATCGCAAACGTCTTGGCGCTGCTGGACTTGACGATGACCGCAACGGTATCGGCGTTCATCTCGGTGTTGGTCAGGTCGAGATAGTAGATGCCGGATGCCGTGGCGATTTCAGTCGCCTCATTGGTGCAGTCGGTGAACGTGCCGCCATCCTTGGAGACTTCGCTATCCAGACCAGTCGCGCCGGTTACCAGATCGCCGTTTACGTCCCGCAGCGGGAACGTAATCCGCATGGCGGTGTTCTTGACGGGAATTGGCCTTGCATCGGTGGAAGCCATTTAATTACCCCATCCCATAAAAGCTGTGCCAGCACTGAACTGGTCGAGGGTTGCTACACCGGCATTGATCATGCCGACATTCATTGGGCGGTTTGTCGCACTTGCAGACGCAAAAATCCAGCCCGTGTTGTTGCCGCCATCCACGTTGCCGTTCGTCGTATATGCGTTCCATGTTGCGCCGCCTGCCGCGTTTGAATAGCTGATAGTGCAATAGTTGACGTTTACGGTTCCGCTAGTCTTGGACAGCGCGTGAGATGCTGCCGTCACCGAGCCAATAGTGACAAGGTTGCCAATTGTACCCGACAACGAGAACGCGGCAAACGTATTGGTTGTCCCGGCTGTAAACAGCACCGAGACAGGTTGCGTGGTGTTGGTGATGTCTGCGAACGTGTTCGACCCGGTAACAGTCAGCGCACCTGCGCCAGCCTGTTCCAGTTTGGGCCATGATGCCCCACCACCGGCAAAGGTCTTGGCTGATGCACTGGTCATGCTGACTTCAGCGCCAGCACTGTAAGTCACTGTCAGGTTGGTGCTTGTCGCCGTGGTGAACGCCGATGCGCCGGAACCAGCAACGACAATGCTGCCGGTGCCGAAATCGATGGTGCGGACGTTGGAGTTGCTGCCATCGTAAGTACCGACAGTCAGCGTCAGGTCGTTTACGTCCAGCGTACCAGCAGTGTGAATGAACGCCCGCGTTGATCCCTGTGTAAGCGCGTCTGCAAGCTGAATGATAGCGCCAGGGGCATTGACAGTAATTGGGAAGTCTATTGTCTTGCCGTTGGATGTGATCTGATGCGTGCCGCTTGTTGCCGTAAACGTAGTGACACCTGTTCCCGCCGAAACCGTCATGCCGGTAGATATCTGCAAACCTTTGGACATGTTTTTCTGAGTGCTAGATAATGACCCAGCAAATCCTGTGAAATCTGTATATCCGAAGTATGATGTCGAACTACTAGCCAACGTAATAATATCTGTTCCGGCAGTTATGTATAAATCCGGGGCATTAGCGTTTGATCCGTCACCGGCACCGCCATTATTGATGGTTCGTGTACCTGTGGAACCTGAATAAGTACAGTCAACCCGAAGTGTTCCAGATACGGTCAGGTTGGTGGCAGTGTTAACTGCGTATATTGTAGCATTGTTACCAGTTAGTACAAATTTACCGTTTGTGCCAACCGAAATTGTCCGCGTGTTTGAGTTATTGCTCGAAAAGATGCCAGTCGTATAGGTGAACGTCTGGAGGCCCAGAGAACCGTTTGTCAGAGTGGACGTTCTGGTAGACGTAGCTGTCAGGTTATCGGCTATTCTCCACGTTCCGCCCACACCATTGTAGGTAATTGAACAGTCGTAGGACTTGCCGTTGCTGGTGATGATGTTGGTGCCGCTTGTGGACGCATAGGTGTGCGTTACCGCTGCTCCGGTCACCGTCATGCCGGTCGAAAACGTCCAGTTGCCGTAGATTGTTGTGGCAACCAACGTGTGCGTTCCAGCAAACCCGGTGAAGATCATGTTGCGAACGACAGCCGCCGATGTCAGGGCAACGATGTCCGTTCCAGCCGTGATGCTGAAGTTGATCGAGTTGGACAGGGACAGAGCGCCAGTGGTGATCGTCCTGGTGCCTGTTCCGCCTGAATAAGTACACTCTACCAAAGACGTACCGCTGACGGTCAGGTTGGTGACGGTGCTGGTCGTCCAGATGGTCGCTGCATTGCCGGTCAGCACAATTTTGCCGGTGCCGAAATCAAGCGTGCGCGTGTTGGAGTTGTTGCTGTTAAACGTCAACCCCTGAAAGGTAAACGTCGAGAGCGCAAGGGTTCCGGTGGTGAGCGTTACCGCGCCGGTAGTGGTAAGGTTTGTGCCAAGCGTCCATACGCCGCCGACGCCATTGAACGTAATGCCGCTGGCAAACGTCACGCCGTTTGTCGTGATTGTTTTGCCACTGGTCGTGGAGTTGAACGTAATTGCACCCGTGTACGTGCGGGTAAAATTGGTGGCCGGTAACGAAAGACTGCCAGATATGGTCAAAGCAATCGACCCGGCAAAGGTCATTGCCGCATCAAGGCCAGAGGCAGTGAAGTCTGTGCATAGGGCTGTGGCAGTAGCGGCGGTAACAGTGAATGTCGCCGTGCCCACGTTGCTGTCAACATCGAAAATTACGTTGTCGGATGCGGTAGGAACCGCCACGCCCACGGTGGCCGACGACATGGTGCGCGAAGTCACCGTGCCCGACGCCGACATGTTGTACGTGCCCGTGCCGCCCGAGCCAGTACCAAACGATGTGATTGTGCCGATAGATGTGCCGTTGGTATGCCAAACGGTATCACCAACAGCAATCGTGCCAGAAGTAACTGCTGTAACAGTCAGAACGGCAGCAGCACGAGAAGCCGTAAATGTCGCAGCCGCAGACGTAGACGCCCAATTGGCTGTGTTAGTACCGTTCCAGGTGCTTGTGCCGCCACGCCAGTACCGATTAGCCATCTATTGTCTCCTCGACAACGATGGCTTTTTCCGTTTCAGCAAGAGCCTCGGCAAGGGCGGCGGCTTCAATGGAAGCGCGCTGTTTTTCGTTTGGGTGTGCAACAGCAAGCCAGTTGGCGTAACGTGCGTCCTGCATAAACTGGATTTCGTCGGCGGTCAGGCTGTGCCCGTCAGGCAAATGCAAAACGTCCTTGAACTTTTTTGCGCCAGCCACATTGCCGATGTCAAAACGGATGTAGTTTTTGCCATCACGCTTTTCGGTCATTTCCACGCAAGAAATGTTAGCCTCGCGCCAAACTTTTTCTGCCGCAATGGCTTGCTCGTAATGAACCTGCGGAGGCCACAGCATTTCGCCGTCTCGCGTGGCGGAAACACAGCGGTGCAGCGAGTCAGCGTAATCGTCGTCCCATCCGATGACGAACAGAAGCCCCGGCTGGCTGAGAGGCGTCCATTCGCGCCGCTGAATCATTGCAATTCCTAGTAGACCGGGCCAAACCCAAGCCAGACAATGTTGGGAATCTGGCCGGGGTTGAACCCAAGCGTAATGATGGCCAAGACGCCGGTAGGCGGCGGCGAGGAACCATCTTCTTTTGGTGCCCAGATCAAGAGCATTACGCGAACAATGTGCCAGCAGCGCCTGAACCGAGCGTCACCGTGCAGCCATTTTGGACTGGCGTGAAGTAAGCCGGGATCGGCGTGTAAATGCCTGCGGTAACCGGGATGGCATCCAGGATGGTCACGGTGGAAACGCTTGTATAACCACCGACCTGAATGGTGATGGTAATCGTCCCGGTAGTCTTAGCGAGAAACCCGCCAAGATACGCGGGACTGAAAACCAAAGTCCCGTTGGTGCCGATGGAAATCGGCTTAAAACCTTCGCGGACTATGTGTGTCATTACGCAGCGACCGCTTTTACTACGGCAAAGTTGAACACCGGCGTATCGCTGGTGGTGCCGCCGGTCGTGTAGAACGTGATCTGGAACGAACCCGCGCCTACCGCCGTCACAATCGCATTGTAAAGGTTGGTAGTCGAGGACTTGACGGATAGGACGATGGTGTCCGTCGCCGCCACTTCCGAGTTGTTCACGGTAAACGATGCCGCAGTGGCAGAGCCAGCCGTGGTGTACAGGGTGATCGCGCCGCAGACCGCGTCGCAAGTCACAGCCGTGGTGCGGCTGGTGCCCTGCGTGACGGCAGCGCCAACGCCCGTGGTGTAACCCAGAACGGACGTTGCACCGGGCGTGCCGACCCCATCGGAGTCCTGCACGCTGGTAAGGTAGAAAGTGCCAGTCATTTGAATTTCCTTTCGCTTCTGAAAGGGGGTTGCTGGAACGGGAGAAACCAGCAACCCCCAACTTCGGACAGACCGTTACCCGAAGTATCAGGTACCGTTGATACGGCAGATGCGGCGGCGCTCGCGGATGTTGGCGTTGAGCGCCACATCGAACCGGACACCGTACTCACCCGTGCCGAAGTCGCTGTTGGCCCACATGCGAACCGAGAGCGGAATCTTCGACAGGTTGCGCCGCATGCCAATGCCAGTAACGGGCATGTAAAGCTGCGCTGAGTTCACCACAATGGCGTCCTTCTGGATGATCAGACGGGGCGCAATCGAGGCTGACGCAGCACCGAGCCAAGTGATCGCGGCAGAATCAGCCGGGATCGAGTCGACGGTGGCATGCGCCGTGTTGATGTTCGGGTTGTCGCCGGAACCGGTGGCCGGAACGATGATCGCCGGAAAGATGCGAATATCTTCGGTTGTGCCGGTCACCGTCACATCCTCGACCACCGTGAACTGCTGCTCACGCGCCGGAGATACCAGCGCCTGCTTGCGGTTGTCGTAGGCCAGCACATCAGCAATCGAGAACACCTCGCCAGCCTTGATCGTGTTGCCGTTGGTCAGACCCTTCAGCGACAGAACCTGCGTCATGTAGTAGCCGTTCTGGGTGGACTCGGCTACGTCGGCGTAGTTGACGTTCTCGGCAGCGCCATCGACCTGGGCCGCACTGGAGGTGGTACGGGTGCCCATCGTCAGAATCGGAAGCTGCTGGGTGAACAGCGTGCGAACGCCGTTCATCATGCCGCTAAAGCCCTGACGGTAGGTGTCGGTGGGCATACGATCCGGGCCGGGCAGGTTGATGACCTGATCGCCCAGAAGCTGCTTGTCGGTGTAGTTCAGGATGTACGACAGGCCCGAGTCATCCACACCCTCTTCCTTGAGGCGGGTGTAGCCGGAAACGGCGTCGTTCTGGTCGGTCAGGCTGTTGCCGACGGTGCCGGTCCAGTTGTTGGAAGCCAGAGAGGCGGTTTCCAGAATGTAGGCGTCGATCTGTTCCGCCATGCTGGTAGCCGCGCCCTTTAGCGCAGCGTTTTTGCGGGCATCGCCGATGTCACGGATGGCCTGGAAGTCGCCCCAGCCCATGTTGGCGTTGAACGTCTGGTTGATCGAGAAGATTTCCGATCCCCAAACGGAGCCGTCAGTGCCAGCAGAGATGTCTTTCACACCGTTGGCGGTGCGAGTGACCTTGTAGCGCGGGGCGATCTGCTCAACCACCTGCAAGCGGTTGGTGGTGCCCATTTCCTGGTCGTACTGGTTCCAGGTTACCGCTTCACGAGTGACGAGGGTGTTTTCGAGGATCGCAGCGAAGCTGTTCATAACCAGCTTGGCTTGAGTAACGGTATTCGTGCCCATCAGGGGACTCCTTGCTCAATGACGGGCCAAGCCGTCAGTCAGGTTCACTAAAATACAACTTCGAGAAGGCGGAAAGGTCATCCGTATCGACTGGGACCGTAAACTTTCCGCTCGACCCGCGTGACTGATGCGCTGGGGGCGTTCCGGCCTTGGGCAGTCTTACCTGCGCCTTGGCACCAAACTCGGCGTTTTTTTGCGTGACGTACTGGACCTGACCGAAGGGTGAAAGACTGGCCACACGAGCCGCTTCCGCCTTGTTGGTCGCCAGCGCATACGCAATCTGAGCGCCGTGTTCTGCTTCCGTGAGGGCTAGAAATGTGGGTTCTTCGAGGCGGTACTCACCGCGCTTGCCAGCTTCCCAGACGGTTTCCTGAAAATCTTCGTAGAGTTCAGAACCCTTCTGGACCACACCGTCAGCCTTCTTCAGAAGTTCGGTCGCGGCCTGTTCGGCCTGTACCCGCACATCCTGTTCCTGCTGACGATGCAGGGCCGTGCTCAGAAGTTTCTCCAGCTTTACTTCAGCCAGATACTCAGTCCGATCCTCGATGTATCGGTCATCGAGGGCACCGAGAGGGTACCTGTCGAGATCGCGTGGATCGGGACTTACCCTGTCAGCCTGTATATTGCCACCATTCTGACCGGCGCGCAACATTGTTTCGTCAGCGGGTAATTTAAGTTCCTCGCGCAGTTCTTTTTTGAGTTGCTCGCGCTCAAGGCGGCGTTCCAGTTCGCGGTTCTTGTGAACCAACTCGTTGATGCGTTCCTTAGCCGTCAGACCTTTTTTCTGGGGAGTCGGTGGGGCTTCGTCGCCATCATCTTCCTCGGCTACGGCCTCTACGGTTTCCTCGTCGCCAAAATTGTGTTCGACCTGCGGTTCCTTGGGCTTTTCGACCTTCTCTGGCTGGGCAAGTTCACCACCCAACTCGATGTTGTCGTCCATTTCCTGAAAATCTTCCGGTAGCGTGCTCATTCGTCATTCCCTGTTTTTGAGGCTTCTTCGTCATACATGGCGTCTTCTCGGTCTTCTCTCGCCAAGGTGTTGTGTTGATCAAAAGCACTGAGCGTGTTTTTGATTTCGCGGTCGTCGATCTTGCTGTTCACGTCCTTCAGGCGGGCTTCGGCGTCTGCCATTGCCTTGATCGCCTGTGCTTCCGACAGTTTGGCGCGGGCTTCGGCCAACTGGGCCTCGGCAATGGTCTTGGCTGTCTTGGCTTCCATCTGGGCGGATTCGACCTGTGCGGCCATCTGCGCCATTTGGGCTTGCTGCTCCTGCGCCTGTTTCATCTCCGGGGTCATCTCGTCTTCGGGGATGGTTCCGGGCGGCAGCATCATGCGGAACCGCTTGGCGAACTCGTCGCTCTTGGGCCAGTCCTGCGCCTCGGCAACAAGGTCCATCACGCCCGGAGCAACCTGCGGCATGGCGTTGACAAAGGCCATCATCTGTTCCGCCGCCTGCTGGCGCTTGGTAATCGTCGCCGGACCAACGGACACGGTCACGTCGTACTTGCCGATGGTCACGTTGTCGAGTTCACCGGAGTTGATCACCTGCATGGTGGTCTTGCTGTCAGCGCCGACAATACGGACGATACGGGGCGTGTCGTAGATGTGCGGGACCAGTTCCATGATGTTCTTGGCGCACCGCTCATCGGCCATGCGAAGGCGGTCCTGGTAGATGAACGTGCCGATGTTCGACACCATCTGCCGCTGCTGGATGGCGACCTTGGACACCTCGTTGGACGGCATTCCAAGCGCCGCTTCATGGATGTTCGATATGTCCTTCATGTCCTGCGCGGACGTAATGGCCTGTTCCATCAGGGCTTGGTCAGCAGGGGGTGGCGGAATTGGAACCGGGGGCGGTTCGTCGCCGTTGTACTGAAGGAACGGGTCGTCATTTGTCGGAGAGGCACGCCATTTGTTTTCGTACCCGGCAATAGCCGCCTGAGTGACCAGCCACTTGTTTCTAGGGGCAGAGACGAGTTGCTCGGCCTGCACAGACCGGAAGAAGTTGTAAAGCCGCTGGGCGTCCTTGATGAACCGGACAATACCCCACCGCTGAAGTCGCTCGCCGTCGTTTACTTCCCACCCCGACACCCGGTAGATCGGGATTGAGGAAATGG